AGCTTCAAGTCTTTGACGTTGTTAGCTCTACAAACGTTAATTCAGAACTCACGGATTTCAGAATACAAAGGCAAGGTACAACAGATGATCTGTTGACGCAGGGCAGCGATAATTTAGTCGCCAGCATTGCAACTAGCGATGGGCAAAATACAAAAGTCGTTCTTAACTCAACTGTTAATTCACAGACAGGTGCTTTGTGGGTATTGGAGTGGAGCGCTATGCAGGCGGCCACCTACAGGATCGTTTCAGTTGCGGAAGCAGAGCCGCTCATATATCAAGTCGAGGCGATCCAGTACAACGCCAGCAAGTACGGCTATGTCGATAATGATTTACCAGTAGCGATCCCTAAAGATCGCTTTCAGCTGCGGCAAATTACTCCGCCGACCAACCTTGATGCTGACCTTGAGTATTCAAACGGGCAGACATCAATCAGGGCATCATGGAAAGCGCCTCAATTCAACAATTCAGTTGACCTGTTGATTCGTGGTTACAGGTATCAATGGCGGAAGACTGGAGACACTGAATGGCATGACGTGGTGTCAGTGCAGGCGACGACAGTCGAAATACCTTTGCAGAATCATGTTTTTGGCAGTTCGTATCAAGTACGGGTTGCGGCTGTAAATCGGCTTGGCACTCAATCTGACTGGGTTAGCTATGACGTGGACTCGTTCCCCGCAATTCCAGACTTAAGCGCGTCTGGGTTTGGTGCGACATTGACGCACGCAAGCCAGCCAGACGGGACGCATTTGTTGATTGTAAATTCTGGAACGTGCCCAATCCCTGAGCGAATCAATGGCTATCGATGCTGGGTTAGGCCGCGCACTTTGACTTCGGGTGAAATCCCTGGCGTTAAGACGCCCGACTCTGAGGGTTGGTATTTCTTGGCTGATATTCCGCTTACTGGGTATTACACGCAAGCGTTCCACGCGCCAGACACCTATGACGTGCGCGTGAATTTTACTAGCGCAATTTTTGGCGAAAACCCTACTAATTACATATTTGACGTTGTGCAGCGGGATGAAATCGCCCCACCAACTCCAAGTAATTTTAGTGTTGTTGAGAATCAAGATAGCAGCGGCAAGCGTTTCAGCTGGTCTTTGCCACTTACCCAATATGGCAGCTGGGATCAAAGCATTGTCGCAGACGTTACTGGCTACGAGGTTAAATACAAAAAAGGCACTTTAGCTTTAAACAGCGTTGAATTTGATGTCGCAACCGATTTGGTTACTGTAAAAACTTCAACGGTTATTGGAACTTTAACCAACCAGCATTTGTTAGACAAAGGCGATGAAATTGTTTTTGCCGCTTCTTCTGGATCGCTGCCAACTGGGGTTGTAGCAGGAACAACTTATTTTGTGGCGAACGATGGATTTATCAGTACAGCTTTCAAGCTTGCCGCAACGAATGGAGGCGCTGCGATTAACTTAACTGGCACGGCGACAGGCACATACAATGTGTCAGCGCCAGCAGCTTTAAAAACACGTTTAGACACTCAGGCAACTTGGGGCGCAGGCATTGAATTAGCTTCTGGTGGCTTGCCGGCGCAACAGCAATGGTTTGAAACAGCTTTGTTTGACACTGACAGTTTTGTTGTCATGGTCAAATCAGTTGATGCGACTCAGTGGAGAGCTGACGTCCCAGCTTTTGTACTTGTCAACATTGGGGCTCCGCCAGTCAGTAATGCAGTTCAGTCTATCGATGCTAAAAACGCACCCTCTAATGATTGGCCTGGAACGTATGACAATTGCTCTGTGGTTGGTGGCAGCCTAGTTCAAACCAACGCTGAGTTAGACAGTATATTTACTTGGAATTTTGACAACAATAACCTGCAAAGCGCTTTGTTGTTTAGCACCACATCTACTGCAACTTATGCTCATTCTTTAGTTGCCCTGACGGGCCAAGCCACTGAGATCACAAAAGAGGATGACTTTAATTTGCTCAAAGAAGACGGGGATAAGCTTGTTGGCGAACAACGTTTTTACAGTGCAACAGAGCTTGCAGAGGGCGGCATCGTTCACCCTTATGCACCATTTGAAAAACTGCTTGGCGATGTTTACCGCGTTGAGACTCGATTTAAAAGCCCAGACGGTGGCGTAACAGCAGGCAACATCAGTGCATTGACTGCGCAGTTGGACTACCCAGACGTCATTGAAAAACAGAATGATGTTGTTATTGGTGCGTCTGGAACAGCGGTATCTTTGACCAAGACGTTTAGGGCAGTTGCGAGTGTGTCAATAACTGCTTTGCAGACGGGAGGCAGCCCCTCAACTGCTGTGACTGCTGTTGTAACGGCCAAAAGCACGAGTTCCGTTACCATTAAGTGTCTGAACTCCGCTGGCACCGGGGTCACTGGCCTTGTTGACATCACTGTGATTGGTTACTGATGGCTGACGCACGCATTTCGCAGCTCCCAGCAGCTACAACGCTGGCCAGCACTGACATCATTCCATTTAGCAGTATCAGCGCGAGCGAAACGCGCAAGATCACAGCAAACAACCTTGGTCTTGCATTGACCACGCTGGGCTTATCGGTTGGGACGGCTACTCCTGGCACGCCGTACACAGGTCAGCTTTGGGTCAATACCTCAACAAACCCTCCAAAGTTGTTTGTTTACAACGGCGCGACTTTTGTTGAGATTAGTTTTCACCCAGCAGACATTGGCACTAGCGCTGGAAGCATTGCAACCAACCCTGGCAGCAGCGCTCCAACAACTAATGCCTTGGGGCAGCTATGGCTTGACACAAGTCAAACGCCTGACGAGCTGAAGGTTTTTGATGGGTCTGCGTTTGTCCGCGTTGATCCGCAAGGCATTACGCAAACCGCAGGCGATGCAAGGTATTTAAGGATCACAAACGCCAACGCTAATTTCTTGCAATTAGCCGGTGGAACGCTGACGGGCGATTTGACGTTGGCAGGCAATCCAACCACGAACAACATGGCCTCAAACAAGGCTTATGTTGACACACAGATCGCTGCTATCCCTGCAGCAACAGATTTAACACCTGCTGGAACGATTATTTATTCAGCGAGGTCAACAGCTCCAACTGGATATTTGCACGCCAATGGTGCAGCAGTTAGCCGAACAACGTTTGCGACGTTGTTTACTGCGATTGGAACGACCTACGGCGCTGGTAACGGCTCAACGACTTTTAATGTTCCAGATTTACGTGGCGAGTTCCTCCGTGGACTTGACGGTGGCAGAGGGGTTGATAGCGGTCGAGCGTTAGGCAGTGCTCAGGGCGATCAAAACAAGAGTCATGATCACAGCGTTAGCGGAACAACTAGCACAAAGAGCTTGACAGGTTCGTTCAACCCAGGCACTCACTCTCAAATTAATCCAAGTGGTGTCTTTTCAGACGCTGGCAACGTTGGTTCGGTGGAGGGCCATGACGCACACAATGGTCGCAAAATCAATATGGATGCAAGCCACAACCATACTTTTTCGGCCACTACCAGTAGCAACGGTTCTGAAGCACGCCCGCGCAACATTGCCTTGCTGCCCTGTATCAAGACCTAAGGCAGGGCTAAAATCTGGTTACTGCACGGCTGAGCTATGGCTGACGTCAAAATCACAGACCTAGCCGCGTACAGCGTGCCAACAAGCACTGACGTTTTAGCGGTAGTTGACGTAGGCAGTGACCTAACCAAAAAAGTCAGCATCGCTGACCTGATGGAGAACGCAGGCGCTGGAACGGCGGCGGCTCCTGGCATTTCTTTTGATGGTGACAACGATACTGGTGTTTACCACCCAGCAAACAATCAGGTTGCTTTAACGGCCGGTGGAACGCAAGCGCTGTTAGCAGAAAGCACTGGGATCACTATTCCGGGCAACCTAACGGTGTCTGGTACGACTACGACGATTGATACAACGACGCTGGTTGTTGAAGACAAGAACATTGAGATTGGCAAGGTCAGCACGCCAAGTGATACGACTGCTGATGGCGGCGGAATCACGCTGAAGGGTGCAACCGATAAAACGATTACTTGGGTGAACAGCACTGATTGCTGGACATTTAATCAGTCAGTGGACGTCGGCGGCTCGGTTACGGCGGCTGGTGATGTAACTATTGGGCCCGGTCCTGCAGTAGGTACTGGTTCCAAACTTTGGTCAACTGGTTTTATTGAATTACGCAACGACACTGCAACTGGAAACGTTATTCGTCTGTTCAGTGGTGGATACAGTGATTCGTCTGAAACATTCGGAGTTTCAAAAGACGGCTCGATTACAGCTAACGGCAACTTGCAGTTTGAAGCTAGCGACGCCATAACGATTGGTGCTAAAGAAAGTTTATTTGTCAATCTTAATTCAAGCGGTAGTCAGTCAAACCGTGTTTTTCAAGTAAAAGACAATGGAACTGCTCGATTAACTGTCCAACAAGCAGGCAACGTTGGGATTGGCACGAGTTCGTTTACTGCAGCCTCCTCAGGAAGGCAAATTCTTGAAATCAACGGTACGTCAAGTGCGTTGATAAATTTAGATGTAGGTGGAACAAGAAAAGCCTATCATTTTACAGACGGCACAGATGTTTATAGCTACAACACCGCGAGTGGAAGTTATGTTTTTGGAACTAATGATTCCGAGCGCATGAGAATCGACAGCTCGGGCACGGTGTCGATTGGTGCTGCGATTTCTGGCAATAGCCGCATGTTCCTTTACGGGTCCGATGCAAAAATAATGTATCAGGGTTCAGCTACTGGAACGGGAGATGGCAATGGATTTACAACAGGTAATAACGGAGGTTTAGACGGATTTATATGGAACTATGAAAACTCTGATATTTATTTTGGTACTAATAGTACTGAAGCCATGCGCATCGACAGCTCGGGGCGGTTGTTGGTTGGTACGTCGACCAATAGCTCCGCAGCAGGATTTAATGGAAAAATTCAAATAGCAAGCACTAGTTTTGATAGCTGCATCACTATGCGTCGAGACTCAAATGATGCAGGGCCGCCAACAGTTGTTTTCGGTAAATCAAGAGGTGCGCTTAATGGAAACACTATTGTTCAAAATAATGACAACGTGGGCGCTATTGAATTTTATGGTGCGGATGGTACTGATTTAAATACCGCAGCCGTTCAAATCAGAGCATCAGTAGATGGAACGCCTGGTTCAAATGACATGCCGGGACGATTGATATTTAGTACGAATGGGGGTAGCGCGTCATTATCCGAACGGATGCGAATTACCAGCTCTGGAAATGTTGGTATTGGCACAACGTCACCCCAAAGAGCACTTGTTGTTTCAGATGCTGGCACGGAAGGATTTGAGTTTTTTCCTGGCAGTAGCTCAGGTGGTAATACTTTAAATCACTACAACCGTGCCACTAGCGCATTTGTCAACATTACTACTAATGCAGATCAGCACATTTTTGGTCGCGCTGATGGTGAAAAGATGCGAATCGACACCTCGGGGCAGTTGTTGATAGGGACGTCTTCTTCTCGTAATACACATGGTGGTGCATCTGCACGACTTCAAATTGAAGGAACTAACACTGCGACAGCAGGAATATCAATCACCAGGACAGATAACAGTGGCGGTAGTCCTACACTTTCATTTGGTAGAACCAGAAACGGTAGCGTTGTTCAAAATGGCGATAACTTAGGAGCCATTTATTGGCAAGCTGATGATGGCACTGATTTACACACTCCGGCTTGCGCGATTCAGGCAGAAGTAGATGGCACTCCTGGCTCTAATGACATGCCAGGTCGTCTTGTTTTCAGAACGACTGCGGATGGTGCAAGCAGCCCAACCGAGCGCATGCGAATCGACAGTTCTGGTTTTATTACTCAAAAGTTTACAAGCAATAACAGCTCGACGCCAGAAGGCTTGTTTATTAACAACCAAAACAATGGAACTGGAAATAATGCGTCTTTAATTTTGAGCAATGACAGTGGCAACCGTAAAAAAATTGCTATTGCTGCTGTTGATGTTGGCAACTATGGAGCTAGCGATCTTGTGTTTGCACTAGATGGTGCAGACAGTGGATCCGTCAGTCTCAGTTCTGACGAAAAAATGAGAATCGACAGCTCGGGCAGAGTTGGTATTGGAACGACGTCGCCAACTAAGTCTTTACACGTAAAAAGTGCGACTGCTGGCACTGTATTGGCGCTTGAAGGAAGCGGTACTACATATCTAAACTTTATCAGCTCTACTAACGCACTTGGCTATATTAGCTATGGAGGTACAGATTTAGGTTTTTGGACTGATAATTCTGAAGCGATGCGAATCGACGGCTCGGGGAATGTTGGGATTGGAAACTCAGATCCTGGAACTATGTTACATGTTTCTGATAACACTGATGATGGCACTTTTAGAGTTGGCGGCAATAATGCAGGAGATACAGGGTTTAATGTTTTATACGAAAACGGCGGTTCTACCTACACAATTTTAAAGCAAAACTACGCTACAACAAATGCTAATGCTTATACAAGTATTCATACTGGATATTTTACTGTAAATACCGGTACATCTTTAGCCGAGCGGATGCGAATCAATAGCTCGGGCCATGTATCTATCGGGACTAGCACTGCCACTACAGGCAGAAACATAACTATGGCAGCCGGCACTGATGCTGGTATTCAAATTACCGGCACTAGTGCTGGAACTAACGCCTACATAACTGCGACTCCTGGCTCAAGTGCAGCCACTTATATTGGTAACACTAATTCCCGAAATTTGCATTTTGCTGTTGGTGGTAGTACCGCAACAAAAATGTGTATCAACAGTTCGGGAAATGTTGGGATTGGCACGACGTCGCCTAGTGCTTTACTTGAAGTAAACAGCTCTACCGCTGGCAATGAAGTCCAACGGATTGAAGGTAACTATGCCGGGTCTGGAAGCGTAGTTCTTAGTAATTGGCGACGGGCTGGTGGAGCGGTTGCCGCAAACCTTCAGTATCACGATTCTTCTCCTATCAGGATGAGTCTTGGTACATCTACGTCCCATAACTTTGCTCTTAAAACAGGCGACACTGATCGTCTAACTATCGACAGCTCGGGCAATGTTGGGATTGGAGCGACTGCTCGACTTGACCAAGGAGGTTTATTTGTAAGACCCAACAGCACTTCTGGCGCTGCTGAAATTTCATTTAACAGGGCAGACACAGGAAGCACAAGTTCGCCAGTTGCCTTTTACAACAACGCAAACATTGTTGGGTCAATTTCTTATACCAATGCGGCAACCTCTTACAACACGTCATCTGATTATCGCTTAAAAGAAAACGTCGTTGATCTTGATGGTGCTATGGCTCGCGTCAAGCAACTTGCACCTAAGCGTTTCAACTTTATTGTTGACGTTGATAGGACAGTTGATGGTTTTCTTGCACACGAAGCACAAGCTGTTGTCCCTGAAGCCGTAACTGGTGAAAAAGATGGTGAGGAGATGCAAGGCATTGACCAGTCCAAACTTGTGCCGTTGCTAACTGCTGCATTACAAGAAGCAATCACAAAGATCGAAACCCTTGAACAGCGTCTATCTGATGCTGGTATCGCCTAGCGGTATCCCGCCCCATTCTCAAGCGGGGCTTTCACGTTTACACTGCTCACAACACTGTTTGACTCATGGCTACTACCACCACTTGGGATATTGCACAGTTGGAGCGGGAAACTGCTGACGGCTATGTGTTCACCGCTCAT